CACCTGCTGTCTTAGCGCCTTGCTCACCGAATCGGATTGTCTTGACTTGGTCGCCTGACTTGGCGACTACTACGTGGCTTTTGGTTGGATGGTTAGGCGTACGCTTTGGTTTATTAAAACCAGATACACCAGCCCTCTTAAGCCTTGGGTCCGCTTTGCTTGCCATATTCCCCATACTTTCCTAGAACTGCTCTTACTGTTCCATTCTTGTTCAACCGCACCACGTAGCCGTCTTTGATTTGAACAGAGTTAAATCCGCGGTGCGGTTTGTATTTTCCTGATGACATTACTTCTTCTTAGCCTTGCCTTTAACCTTCTTCAGGTTTGGGTTCTTCTTTTTGGCTGCTGCTGAGGCTTTCCGAGCACCAGCCGCAAGGATTGCTCCTGCACGCTCCTTGGAGATACCCTGCTTTTTGGCAATTTGTGATTGGGCTTTTTTGAATCCCATTCCTTTTTTTGCTTTCATCAGTTAGTTGCTCCTAACGGGTAGGCACCAGTCTTCTTTGCAATCTGTTCTTTAATCTTACGGATATTGCCAGGATTAACTTTGCCTTGGTCCATCATCTTCTGAAATAAATCTTCTGCCATCTGAGACTTTCTCTCATCAGCAGCAGCATTCTTTTGTTTGATTTCCTTGGCTGTCATACCTGGTCTAATTCTGCCTGGCATAGTTATTTCTTCTTCTTCTTAGAAGCAGCCTTCTTCATTTTCTTGGCTGCCATCTTCTTAGCGCCCATCTTCATTTCCATTTTCTTTTCAGCCTTTGATTCCATCTTCTCGCCCATAGCGTAAGACTTGGCTGCCTTCTTGCCCTTTGCTGTGTAAGGAAACTTCTTTCCGTTTACCATTGGCATAGTTATGCTCCTATTTCTTTCATCACTGCTGCTGTTTGTTTGTTGATTGACTTGGCTGGTGGCATCTTGTTGCCGTTATACGGCTTACCTAATACTTCACTAGCCTTGACTGCCTCTTGAATCTTCGCCATAGAAGTTCCATTTGGCTGAATGCCTTGGGCTCTAGCCTCTTTATAGGCATTCAATTCTGCGTTAAATGCTTTATTCGGCATATTGCGCCGACTATCAGCATCACCTGCGTTCATCTGAACGCTCATCCCCTTGCATCCAAAGCAGCCATCTACATACTCTGGATGGTATTCCCAGTGCTTCATAGTGCAGTAAAGTTACTTTCTGTTACTCCTACATTGCCAGCAATAAGCGCTGCTTTAGTAGCATCATCTACAGTATGGTTATAGCCACCCTGATAAATCTCAGGATATGTTGCATAGTCACTATCTTGTAGATAACGAACCTGTGCATAGTCACCATCGGTATCTCTGACAATAGTTATACCGCGGTCTATCTTGTAGAAATGAAATAGACGAGATTGACCAGCAGGTCCTTCTTCTACTGTTGGTGTTTTAAACAACCAATTAGTCATAAGTCCTCCTAGTGAACTCACCCCAAAGGGATAGGTTGCCCTATCCCCCAGAGTCAATCAACTAGAGAGCAGCGATTGAAGAACCAGTTTCAATACGATACAACGCTTCTTCACGGTAACGTGCAAAGCCGAGTACGCCGTACCAACCCATTGGGCGGAAGCGCATCAACTTATCGGTTACGTTTCCGATAACGATGTGTGGTTCTTCTGCAACAGCCTCAGCAAGTGCTTGCTGTCCGCAGAGGAGAGTATCAAATACACGTGTTACTGGAGTTACAGTTACAGTTGTTGTTGCAGTAACTGCACCAGTGTTTGCTGTGTCTACAGTGAAGGTTGTGGTTGAGCCAGAGGTGCTGATTGCAGTAATCTTTGCACCTGAAGCAATACCAGTTCCAGCAATCTTGTCGCCAACCTCAGCACGGGTTGCAATAACAGCAGAAGAAGCGACACCGAAGGTGAAGCCTGCTGATGTACCTGCAACAGTTACAGCGGTTGTAGCGAGAGCAGTCTGGTCTGCACCATCCTTAGCAGATGGGATACGTGAAGATTCAACGAAGAATGCACCTTCGTAATCTCCGATTTCGCCAGCCCAAATCTTGTCTGCAGCAGGTGCAGTTTGTGCGTGGACGAAGTTCCAGCCCATATTTCCAGTTTCTGCACGAAGGTCGTGTGAAACTTCTGGGTGAATACCGCACCAGTAATAAGAGCCACGGCGAGCCTTAGCCTTATTTGCACGCAACTTAGCAACAGCCTTGCGGATGTCTGCTGAATCAATCGTGTCAGATGCAGTGATGGTTGCTGTAGAAGTACGAGCACCACCGTAAATTACGTTTGTTCCGCCAGTGAGAGTTGTTGACACAACATCATCAATAGAATCAGCAAGGTTGTATGCAATGATATTTGCAATTGCTGGGTCTACATCTGCGAGTGAGAATAACTCAAGAGCGCGGGTTACAAGAACTGCGTTACCGTACTCATTAAGAGTAATGGTGACGGAAGTTGGAGTTGTGAGCGCTACTGCATCTGGGTCTGTTGTCTCAGATAGAGTAGAGGTCTTTGGGTCAAGGTCAACGTAGCGTTGTAGAACAACGGTTGAACCTGGGAATGCTTGGCGAGCAGGACGCTTGTCTGCGACAGAACGAAGTAGTGGTTCTGAACGGAGAGCAAACTCTAGAAGACGGTCATACGCCTTCTGTACTAGACCTGCACCACCAACGGAACCTCCGAGTGAGGAGGCACCAGTATCGGTATATGCGTTAGGCATTGAGTTGTCACCTCCAAGTGACTATGAACGGATTAGGAATTGCGTAGAAGATTCATTAAATCATCAATAGAGTCGGCATTTTCTAGTTGTCGCTCTAGGTCTACGGCTTTGTCTGGAGCAATACCGCCTTGGGTAAGAATGTCTTGCTGACGCAAAGTCGCAAGATTCTGCTGCGTATCTTCATTCTGAACCTGTGGGTTGTAGCCGATTAAATCTCCGTTATCACGGAGCCAAGAGTCAATAGACTCCTCAGTGGCTTCCTGCACATCTTTCAAAATAAGTCTTGCAGCCTTAGCGTTTACTCCCTTTTTTGCTAGGACTTCTGCGACGGTCTTTTCCTTCTTCTCCTTGAGGAATCCTTCAAGTTGTTCGGAAAGTTCTTTGATACGCTTCTCATCAGCACGCTTGGCTTTTCTTAGTTTCTTAACTAAGTCATCGCCAGACAGTTGATGGTCTGATGTATCTTGGTCGTCTTCTTCGTCATCCCAGTAGTTGTTGCTCATAGCAACCACCCTTTCTATCGTTAGTTAGTCGCAAGCCACAGTTCTGTCCAGGGGTTGACAGGCTGGCTCTTGCTACCAGTCTTATACACCGCGTGGGGCTGGTTGGTCCACGTCGGGAATCTAGAATCCGCCTCTTGTTCCTGTGTCTAGGGAAGTTTTTCCAATTCCACTAGAACCAGAAAATTCAGCAATTTCACGTTCTTTTAAACGCTCACGTTTGCGCTGCGCCGAAGCAAGGGTATTAAAAAACTCTTGTTCTGCTTCTGCTAAACCATAACTTTCAACGCCTGTGCCATATATTTGAGATAGTTTTTCAGAGGTAGGTAAGACATTTGCAATATTTGCATAACCACGTTGCGCTGCAGCCTGAGTAATACCTTGTGTAGCCAACTGTTCAGCAACATCTACGCCAGCACGAATACCTTGTCTTGCTGCAGCAGCGCCGATTTCACCAGCCGCTGCCCTACGCTCTACTTCACCAATTTGTGATTCTGGGTCAAGAACGTAAGCAAGTAATTGAGTATCATCAAGTTTATAATATTCTCTTAACATAGCCTTTACTGCAGGGTCTGCATTCTGAATACGGCTAGCAGCAATATTAATACGATTTGATAATTCATTTACAGAAGTATCATTTTCAATAAACTTACGTACATAATCATCTGTATCAAATTGTTTAAGACCGTAATCACGCAGATACTGACGGTATCTATCTTCAGCATTTAAATACGATGCAGGGTCAAGGGCTTGTAGACCCTTTTTTAAACGTTGTTCATTTGCAGCAAAACGACGTCTGTAATCTTCAGTTTCTTGAAGGGCAAAGGTAATTGTTGATTCTGTTGCGCCTTCTTGAGCCAATCGTTTGATAGTTGGGATAAGACCAGTTAAATTATATTTAGTAAATCTATCAGTTAAGACATCCATAATAGACTGACGCTGCATTGTTTTTTCTTTTTCAGCCTGCAACTTAGCATAATTTTCGGCTGCTAAATCAGCCTGTGATTTGCCGCCAGCAAGTGGGGTCGTTCCAAGAAAAACATTACCAGCGGTATTAACATTTGCACCAGCAGCCGCTGCTCTATTAGCAGCATCTATGGCGGCTTGAGCCGCCGCTGCAGCGGCATCCGCTGCTGCTTTTTCTGCTGCAGATTTAGCATCAGCAGCAGCCTGTTGTGCTGCTTTAAGTTTAGCCTCTAAATCAGCCTTTTCTTGTGCAGCCTTGGCTGCGGCTTCTGCCGCTGCTTTGTCTGCTGCTTCTTTGGCAGCCTTTAGTGCTGCCTCTGCATCTGCTTTTTCTTTTTCTGATTGTGCTAATGCTGCTTCTACTTTTGCACGTTCTTCTGCTTCACGGGCTGCTTTTGCAAATTCTTCTGCTTTTCTTAATTCTTCTTCTGCTGCTTTAGTTGTAGCATCAATTTGTGCTTGTCTTTCATAAGCAGCCATTGAGGCTTCTTCGCCCATACGGAAGCGGGCTGGGTTAAAATTACTGCTAACAACATTGTTTTTCTTTTTAGCCATTAGATAATACCCCAATCGCTTGCAACTTTATAGGCAAGGTCATCTACTGTCTTTCTAGCATTATTTGTAAACTCCCACTCAGGAGTCATACGTAGTTCACTCTCAAATTGCCATATTGGTTTTATAGCAGGTTTGCCATCTGGTCCAACAAATTGCAATGCTGCACGAAGTCTTGGGTCTTCATAGGTAATAGAATCTGGGTCTACTTCTAATGTAGAAGCAATAGCACCTTTGTATGCCGAAGCAAAAGAATCTACTGAAACACCAGCATTAATCTGGTCTGTATAAGCAGGAAATGCACTGGCTGCAATATCTCTAACTTCTTTTTCAATATCTTCAGTAGTAGTTCTACCTAAGAATAAATCTTGAGATTTTTGATTCCAGTAATTGTCTCCAAGATATTTACCAACACCGAAAGAATTAGCATAAGATTTAAGGCTTGCGGTATCTCCAAGAACTTGTCCACCATAACCAGTAACTAAATTAGAACTAACAACAAGTTCTTTTAGTTGGTCCTCTGACATACCAGAGTCATAGGCTTTGGCTGCCAAACCATCAAATAATTTGGCATCCATCTTTAGCCCTGAATTAACAAGGCTCTTTCTGGTAGCCAATTTATATTTATTTAAACCATCGTTATATACACCAGGCTGTGACTGCTTAGACTGCAAACGAGTTCTTGCTGTAGCATTATTATTACGGTAGAAATTGCTTTGCAAAATAGCAGCATTCATACCGTCATAATCACCCTTGAGGTAAAGTTGCCACGCTTCTTCTAACTTACTATCAATCTTGCTAAGGGCAAGGAGCATTTGTATCTGCTCAATAGTTGCCATATTGGGGTTAGTTGTATTATCTTCGGTAGCCACTACATACCCCCTTGCATTGTTTTTTGTAGTTCATCTATAAAACTAAATGCTTGACGGCGTTCATACTCAAGCGGATTTTCTTCTTTTAGTTGTTTCTGAAGTTTTAATCCTTGTTCTTGCTCATCAAACCCACCAGTAGTTCTTTGCTGGATTTCTCCGCCTACAATTTTTGACTCAGAAAGAACACCCTTTTTAACAATCTTATTTAGTTCTTTTAATTTAGAAGCACGTTGTTCTTCTGTTGGTTTACGACCAATGGTTTCCAAATAAATCTGGTCAATAAAAGCATTGAGTTCAACCTTGCTAATATCCTGGAAGGTACGGGTAGGAAGATTTGCCCCACCACCTTTACCAGAAGAAACACCAGTTTTAAGGAAGTCAAGAAAGTTTGTGGCTAACTTATCTCCACCAAACTGGCGATTACCAACAACATCTTTAGAGTAACTATTTATACTGCTAAGCAATGCATCATTAAAGTCAGATGCTTGAAGATTTCTACTGTTATAAGTTTCTTTAGAAATTAACTTTTTGTTATATAATTCTTGGAATAAAGAGTCTAGTTGGTTATTAGCCTTAAGGTCATCAAGTGCTATCTTCTTGATAGCATTGTAATCTTGGCTTAAATTAATCTTGTCATTTCTATCAAGGTATAAATAATAGTTAACTACTTGGTCAGTTACTTTACCATCTGGTCCAACAGCAAAACCTTTAAGTTCTGTTCTGCCATCTTTAGGGTCAGTAACAACCTCTAAGCCATAATCACGAACATCCTTATATAGCGGGTCTTCTTCTGCTTGTTTAGCAGCAGTTTCCTCTGCTACATCTAGAGCACCACCCCGTCCAGGAGTAATTGGAGTGTAAGTAGTCTTGCCACCCTTCCACTCATCATAAGTAATATCTGATGCCTTAACATCCTGGACTTTTACAGTCTTCCAGTTTTTAGTCTTAGGGTCCCAGATAAGTCTCCAGTCAGAACCCTTAAGGGACAGAGCACGCTCTTGTTCCTTACTAGGCTGAGATATTTTAATTGGTTCTGCCACTTTATACCCTATACGTGTCTCTGGAGTAATAGTCCAGAATAGTCTGGAATACTGCTCGGTTGGCTTCTTTAACTATCAAATCACCCTCAAGCATCTGTGCTATTAGGGCTTCTATATCTGCCTTGCGTTGACGTTTAATATCAGCAAAGTTATTAGCCTCTCTGATTTCTTTATCCTGTGATAGATTAATAAAGTCACGAATCTGAGAAGAAATAACTAACAACTTAGACCTTGTTGCTGGCGGTATACTTACTGTGTTATCGGTAAGTATCTGCTCAATACTCTGGAACATAATAGTTTCAGAGGCAATCTCATTACCACCACCAGTAATTGCTGACTCAAGGAATGGATTAGCAGCCTTCATAGCCTGCCGTTGAGCAGTAGATACATCAATGATTGCTCTACGAGCAGAAGGACTAACTGTTTGAGCCAGTGCTTCTCTTTCTTCTCTAGCAATCTTAAAGTAAGCCTGCTTATCTTGAGATAGCATTACATCTAAATAATACTTTTCTAGGTCTTTATTCTTGATAAAGTTAGCGCTTTCTAGCCACGCATAACTTGCAGCATCAAACTCACCTGTCTGTGGTGCAAAGATAAACGCTGCTTCACCATACTTCTTGACAAGACCTTCGTTCTGGATATACCAGTTCTTCATTTCTTTGGTCTTTTGAATAACTACATTTGTCTGCTTTTCATCACGGGATACCGTGTAGATTAACTTGCCTGGGTTCTTTTCAACAAATGTTGCTACCGCTAAGTCATATGGGTCTTGAATATCTCCGCCATACTTCTTGGTAATAGCATTAACAATGTCATAAAACTCTGGACGTAGACCAGTAATACCTACATTCTTAAGGTAATCAGGAACGCCCTTGCTCTCCTGAATGGTCGGAGTAATAGGTGATACAAGCCCTAGCACAGAACGCATAACCATTAGGTTATGAGCAGATAAACGAACATTCTTTAAGTATTCATACTTTTGGTCTGCTGTATCTGTAGCCTTAGGTATGTTTCCTTGGGCTGCATTAAATGCAATAGCCTGCATAGCCGCTGTTGATTCTTGGCGGTTCTTTTCATTAACTGGAAGAATTGCATATAGACGCTGTAGTGAAGCAGGAACTAAAGCACGGACTAAATCCATACCTTCACCTATGCTACCAAGTGCATAGTTATCTATTTCTTCTGCTACTTTCTTTCCTGTTACACCTGTAGCACCAAGTATCTGCTTCATACCGATAACACCAAGGGCTGCAATTGGTCCAGATAGTGTAGGCATACCAGCATCAGGGCTAAAAGATGGGTTAGCCAGTTTAAGTTTTAAAGTAACATCATTGAATAACGGCTGCTGGAATGCTGAGTTACCAGTAAGTGCTCTGGTTACATTTTCTACAGTCTTAAAGATTGCATCATCCATAGGCATAATAATGTATGGGTCACCCTTGGCGTCCTCATATACGTCACCATTAGCATCAATACCTGTATGCATAAGACGCATACGGTAAAGAACTCTTGGGCTGGCATCTTTTAGGCGGTACACACGGCGCCAAAAGTCTTCAGTAGCACGGTAGAAACGTCCTACGTTCCTAAATGACAAAGCAAAGTTAGTGCGGATATTCGGGTTATCTGCAAACTTTAATACAGTATCAGCAGCCTGTTGAATTGCTACTTCTGAATACTTCTTGGCTGTAAGTTCCTTGACATCGCGGATGATGTCGTCCTTCCAAGTTACTGGCTCACCACTTGGTAGACGGTACTTAATTGCATTCGGGTCAATACCCTCATCTTTAAGATTTTTTAACTGTGAATTAACTAAAGAACGGGTTTCTTGCTGCTGTAATTTGCTGTAATTTTTACGGATACGCATATATGTAGTCATAACCGCTGGCTGACGGAGTAGACCAGTAACCTGACGGTCCATAATTTCCATCATATTGTTGCCCAACTTAGCAAAAGCAGATTCAACATCTACTAGACCTTCAATGTCTAGGGTTGTATACATTCTACCTGCTGGAGTAAAACCATCAGTCAATTTAGCAAACTCATCAAACTCTAACGCTTGAGTAGCAAGGTTCCACTTATTCTTTATCTCAATACCTTTAGCCGCTTCATCTGCTGTATAACCTGCATAGGATGATTTAACACGTGCATAAAGGGCATCATTAAACTTATTAGCATTCCCGTGGAATGTCTTGTACATATCTAGCAAGATACGGTCAACTTGGTCTGCTGCAATATCCATATCAGTAAAACCTTTTTGTCTTAACTGAGTAGTTCTTGCAGACATCTTTAGGAAATCTTTAAGAGCCTCTGCATCGTCAACAACATAGGTATATCTTGTGGATACATTCTTAGCATCGTCACCCAACTGCTTGATAATCTTGCCATTGGCTTTAACGCCAACGCTACTAAGTAGCATTTGTTTTGCTTTAGCAAAGTCATCTGCAGTTCTTAGACCATTGTTATCAAAGAAGGCTTCTACTGGACTAAACTTGTAGAACTTTTCTGCACCAGTTTCTTCATCTAGACCTTTGACAACACGGCGATTGCCATAAAAACGTCGTGTCCAGTTTTCAAAGTGAACAGCAGATACTGCTCTGCCACCAAACTCTTTAGAACGTGCTAGGTCGCGGGTGTCAACTAGCGCACCTTTAACACCGCTAGCAACATCGGCTTCCTTAAGCATTCTTTCGTAGTTGTTAAGGTCAACCAACTGCTCTGCTATCTCTTGGCTGTAGCCACCAGATAGTTGTGCACGTGCTGCCATAGAACCAGCAGCGCCGTTCATAACGTGTTGATTGTGAACCAATGCATCTTTAAGAAAATCTAGTTCTTCATCAGAAAGACGGTTAATGCCATACATACGAACAGCAAGGTCTGTTGTATCAGCCATTAGTTCTGCCTGAGATACACGCTCATCGCTAATATCATTACGTCTAGCAATACTCTTTTTAAGAAGTAAGCGGTCACGTAGTGCAATCTTTTTAGATGTAGGTGTTAAACCTATTGCATTCTTAAGTGCTGCACGGAAACCTTCACCAGTATCAGAGCCAGTAGCCATAGACGCAATCTTTCCTGCGTCACGTCCCTTTGCAGCATAACGTGGCAAGATAGCGTTCATAATGTCACGGGCTGGTGCAGTAAGTAAATAAACAAAACCTTCGTCAATTGCGCTTCGTACACCCAGTCTTGGGAACAATGTCAGAATTGTCCACGCATTTACTAGGTCAGATGCAAACTTAGACTGACTAGCGCCTTTACCAACTGCCATAATAAGGTTTTTCTTATGGTTAACCTCATAGGCTAGTTGTGCAATCTGTACATAGTTTAGATTACTGATTGACTTAGCCTCTTGGAACGGGTGAATAATTCCAGCAGAGTCGTAGGTAGCACCTTCGTCTGTTAATTTAATACCAGTTGGACTGACCTCATCAACAAGATGTTTAGGAACATCAAGTTTTTCTGTAATTGCTAAGCCTTCTCTAGAACCAAAATGGCTAGCAAGTTCTGCTTCAATAAATTCTTTACCCTTAGGGTGACCATCTAAACCATAACGCTGCATAATTGCGTAGTAAAGGCTACGGGTTACAGCAACCTGCTCATCTGCATCTGCGTTAATAAACTTAACAGTAAGAAAATCTGCTAAATCACGTGGCAAAATCTGACGAGCAGTATCTCTGAAATTATCTGCTGTCTTGATTGCATCTTCGCCAATGTTAATGCCACGACCTTGTGGGTTACGAGCAAACTTTTGACCAATTTTTTCAGCAAGCGTCATCTTCTTAACAAACTTTTGTAGGTCTGCTACCTCTGGACTGACGTAGTTAGTACCTTCATCCCCAAGTTTTGTTAACTTAGTCCAAGTATCTTCACCTTGTTTTAGTACATCTTGCTTTGACATAGCAGGATTAAAGATTCCGTCAATAAATCTACCCATACCAAAATCAAGACGGCGTTGATTGCGGGCTGTAGCCACACCATTACGGAAATACTGAGTACCTTCTACACGTCCTGCTAGCAAATTAATAGCAGCATCGGTGTTATCGCCAAAATATTTTACGGCTTGTTCAGCATTATAAATTTTATTACGCTTAAGTAGTTGTAGCCATTCAGTATTTTCGTGACCAGCATACTTGGTGCCAATCTCACGCATAATTTTTGATTCATCGGCTGCATCTTTAGACTCTGCTAGACGCTTTACTAGCGGTCCAATCTCATTATCCCAGTGATTACGCAGTGCTGGAGACTGCTCAAAAGATTTTCTAACACCTAAAGTTCCAAACTGCTGTACGTTGCGTACCATTTGGTCGCCCATATTTAATTTAGCAGCAAGTCCAGGTATCTTTGCAGCACCACCAGTTAACCACGTTAGTGGGTCAATAACAATCTGATACATAAAATCAACAAAGCCAGAAACATTCTTTGTTGTTCCGCTAATGTAGTCAGCCTTATTTGGTGTTGGCTTGTTAAGAATACGTGCTAAGTCACGACCAGGTGATACCTGTGCATACTTAACAGCATCCATAACCTGTCTAAACTCAGGCTCATCATTAAATGCTTTAGAAAAAGAATTAAGAAATGATTGGGTAAGTTGCCCTTGAGATTCAATAATCTCACCAGGCTTCTTGCCCATAAGCAAGCCCTTAGCAATCTCTATATTATCTTTACCAAATTCACGCTCTGCCTCAGCAAGAGCACCTTCATCAAATACTCTGCGACCATCCCACGCATCAGTAAATGTTTGTTTACTAAAATATTCTTCGCCTTGTGCAGCCTGACGACTCATTAAGTATGGAGTGTTAAGCACTCTACCGTAAACACCAGCAGCCTTATAAAGTCCAATAAGCGGGCTGGCTGCTAACTTTGCTGCACCCTTAACAATACCCAAAACTTTATCGCCCATATCAGGGGCTTCTTTAGCATACTCAGCATCAGGATACAAAAAGCGCAGCATTTTCTGAACTTCTTCATCTAGTCCAAAAAACTCTTTACGTGCTGTATCAACAGGTTTACGCAGCAGTTGTTTGTTCTTATCAACTGTCCAACTAAACTGCTCAATCTGATTTACTTGAGTCTGTGAAAGGTTAGCCTGCTTTGCCGCTGCGTAAAGATTAGGACTTGTCTTGGCTACAATGTAGTTAACTGTTTGCGCCATTAGTATCCTTCGTCAACAAGCCGTCTATAAATTAGTTCTGCATCTCCGCTAGGGTCAAATTTAATTAGTTGATTAAAAGTATCAGCCAGTGATGGTTGTACCTTCATAGGCATCATTGGAAGTACTTCAGGACCAGGTCCTGCTCCAAAATCCATACCAGCAGTAATTGGTTCTTCTGGTCTTTGAGTAAAAGCAGTAATTGGCGTAATTTCAGATGCTACTTCTGCAAGCGGATTAATAGCCATAGGAGCAGCCTTCTGCTGCTCATAGGTAGCCTGACCCTCACCATATGGCAAGCCAGAAATATATCTGGTTGGTTGCTGAGAAACATTTAAATCAGTTCTTTTAGACTGAGCACCGATACCAGAAACTTGTTCTCTAATGTCTGCCATTAGTCCTCATCTTCCTCATCCAGATATTTTTTAATCTCATCTTCAGTAGGCGATTTATAATCAACCCAATTTGGATATGAACTTTTATCCATAACAAATGACAAGGCTAAATCGCTTTTAAATCCAGCCCTAAGCAATGAGTTGTAGTACTCATTAAGCCAAATGCAATACATCTCTAACGCTGTATATTCTTCATTTTCTACAGTATGTGGTTTACGCCTACGTGGTTGCGGTTTCTTTTTACGCGGTGGCATAACTACCTCCGTATAGCAGTTCTAGCGCTAGCACTTCCTTGTCCCCCTGATGTCAAACTAGATAAAAGAGTTTGTAGCGTTGGTGCTTGAGGAGCGCCTCCTGCCAGCGCAGCGGGAGCAGGGGACGGTTGCTCAACCTGTGGAGCGCCAGCAGGAGGTAATTCTGGTGCGAAGACTTCTTCAACTGCGTCTTCAATAGGCACACCTTTCTGGCGTGCTTTGATAACGTCAGCAACCTTCTTGATTACCATTGATGGGTCCCCACCTTGAATAGCCATTTGTGGAATGGCTTGTGTATAGGCTTGTAGAGATTGAACAAGCGACTTACGCATATTTTCAATCTCAATCTTTTCTTGCTCCTGTGTTACGTTAATGCCAAACGGCAACTCACGCATAGCAAGGTCTGTTGAAATCAAACCTCCGCCAAGTGCTTGCAACATAAAGATAAGACCCTGTGCTGGGTTAAGTCCTGCCAACATTCCGTAGCGAACATCGGCTGAGTAATCTTTCTTAATATCCTTAGACGGTTTATATGTAATCTGGTATGGGCTACCAGCATCTACGCCACGGATAGTTTTTTCATAATCAAAAAACTTCTCGTCTACTTCAAAGCAAACAGAAATAACATCACGCAGTGATGAAGCAAAGATAGCCTGAGCAGACTTGACCTGTGTGTCAAAGCCTCCCATAAGCGCCTGCACACCTTGTCCCGTGATGATGCTGGCATCAATATTTCCAGTACGTCCCTCTGGATAACGTGTTCCTGTACGTAGTTCCTGCTGTAGCAACGCTTGCTCAGTGAATGCTCCAGGTGGAATGTTAAGGTCAACACGGCGTACACCTGCAGGGTTAGCGGTGCGGATAACAGCATCGCCACCCATTTCAAGTTCATTGACATCTGATGGCAGAACAATTGGTGCCTGTACGGATTTTTCCGCTGCTTCCATCGCAAGTAATGCGAACCTGTTGCGAAGCAACTGAATACCGAGCACGTCATCAAACTGACCACGCATCTCACCATCAATAGAAGGTCTCTTAGCAACAACAACCATCATCTTGTTAATTGGATTCTTGGCGTGCGACAGCACAAGGTTGTTACGCTCAGGGACATATAACACAGATTGCTTCTCGTCATAATAACGAACAATCTCAATCTGTGAGTTCATATCTGACTTGTACATTTCTTTGCCAAGAAGGATATGTGCGTACTCAGGGAACTGTGAGGCGACTTCGCCTACAGCCATATAGTAACGCTTTGCAAAGGCAATGCAGCGCCCATAGCGGTCAAACTCTGGGTAAGCGCCCACTGGGTTTTCTATGCGGATACGCGGCAGCCCTGCTTCTTCGTCCAACTCAATTATGAATGGAACGAAACCAAATGTGATGTACATATCGGCGCCCGTGTACATCTGTACTTGTAAATCAGAATGAGCAAAATAATTGGTAGCAATACGAGTACGGGTGTCAGCAAACTTACGAGCGCGGTCATTAGCCTGATTCGCCGCCGAACAGTTGACCGACGGTAGAGGCGCCATAACCTCTGACAAGTCACGTGCAACAATGTCAATAAAATTTGCAACGACATTTGCGTCTACGCCTTCAGGAAAGAAATCTGGATATACAGTTGCAATCTGACCTTTACGGACAGCAAGAACGTCTTGTTGGCGTGCATCACGCTCCGCAGCACGTTCACGTAGATTCTCTACGCGTGCTGAGATTTGCTCTATAGATAACATTGCCATCCTTAGTTCATCAAGTTAGATTGTATTTGTTGGTTAGTAATTTCTGCTTCTTGTATTAACTGTCTCCACAAAGAAACAGCATCTACAACTAAACCTAAAGCACCAAATGCTACGGTGCCTTTTCCAATTGCTTTTAGTCCTTCAGTAACTCTGCGGTCTGCTTCAGACTGCATTGTTCTTTCAGCAAGTGGATTTACTTCGCCAGTATCAATATCACGCGTCATTACTGATTCTCTGATAGCAGCATCTCTGTCTAGCAAAGCATCACGTGCAGCCTGAGCAGCACGGTCAATCATTTTCTGTTCTTCTCTGCTTACAATACTTCCCATAGGAACACGAAGTGATTCTTGAATAGTATCTATCTCTGCTCGTCTAGCAGCACGTGCTGTAGCAATCTCAATAGCCATAGGTAATGTTTTTGCTAGTGAAGGCTTAGACCCTGGTGCTCTTGTCATACCACCAATGGTTCCGCCACGAACACCTTGCGCTACATTCTTTTGTTCTTGTGTTCCCTTAAAACCTTTTTTACCAGTTGGCTTTACTTTTTTTACTTCTAATGTTTTAGTATCTATTGGCTCAGGAATGTTAGATGTTACTTGCTCACCAGTCTTAAAACCTCTGAATGTCTCACGGGCAATATCACGCTTGACTAGTGGTCCTTCTGGTTGTCTTTGTATTCCACCAGGAACAGGTGAAGCAATTGTTGGCGGACCACCTTGAATGCCACCAGGAGTAACAGGTCTAGGCATAGCAACATTGCCGCCAGGAGCCTTTGATATTTCCTTAATGACTTGCTTCAAGTCTTTCTTTAGTGGTTTCTCAGCCATTTAATCCTACCCGTAGGTTTGTTGCCATTGCTCGGCAATCATTTCATCTAGATTTACTGAATAACGTTTTTGTGATTGTGCTCTGGTTGCCCAACGATTATGGGCATACCTTTGTACTGCAGAGTTTTGTTGCATAAACTCACGACAACGTAGAACACCAAACCATAACGCCATCACGCAGTCGGTCTTGCCTCTGGTGTCAGGTTTCCAAGTTATAAGTTGTTGTACTAAAGCCTTAAGTCCTTCAGAACCTTCAGTGCTAG